CCTTAGTTTTTGTAGCAGGTTGGTATCGGATACGTGCCATAAGTTGTTAGTTAGTTAAATTTATCAGCGGATGCCAGTAAAAAGTGAACCGAATTGATCACCAGGTTTTGCGCCACCACCGCCACCGCCACCGCCGCCAAAGTCTACACCACTAAGTGCACCGGCTCCCTGAGCAATACCTTGAATCATAGGTGCCCATACACTTTGTTGAGCAGCTTGTGGGACGAAACCAGGAATAGCTTCCATACGCTCTACAAAGACACGTTCAGGTGGTTGTGTTGGTACTGGATCATAAGATAATCTTTCTGGTTTAATCATAGTAGATTCCCTTACATTTATGTCAGCAACTTGTTTTTGTAGTTGGATGTCTTTAATGTTGCGTTCAGTTTGACTGATAAAACTTTTCATATTAGCAGTCATTACTCTATTGTTATACTCAGCATCAGCTTCAGCAGCACTGATACTGTTTTCAATACGTTCTAAATTAAGACCAACACCTGTTTTAGCAAGACTTGTCTCAGCACTTAATTCAGCTAATTGAATACCAGCTGCCTTACGTTTACCAGTTAGTTCATTTTCTAAAGCCATAAGACCACGATGTAATGCAGCAGAGGTAGATTGTTGACGTTTAGCTTTTGATTGACCTGCTTGACCCATTGCTGCTTGACCTTCAGCAATTAAACCTTTTACCATTGCATTTGTTTTATCAAATGAACCTTGCTTCATTAGCATATCTATTTGATTATTAATACCTGCTGAACCTAATCGTTGTTTGCTTTCGATGCCAAGCATTTTGACACCCTGCTCTTTTCTATTTAAGTTACCTTCAGTATAAACACCTTTTAATGCAGCTAAAGAAGCTTCACGGTCAAACTGTTGTTGAAGAAACATATCATCAACAGCTGCTTCTTGAGATTGAATAGCTTGACCTGCGGCTTTAACATTTAAAGCAGATTGATCTCTAGAAATATCAATGTTTTTTTCGTATTGTCTTAAAGTCTGTAAGTATTTATAGTCTTGAATTTCTGCACCACGTTGCCAATTTTGTATTGACATATCATGGCTATACTCACGCATCGCCTCATAATTAGCTACATCAGCTTTATCTAGCTTCTTTTTATGTTCGTTAGTAAGTTTAGCTACTTTTTTGTTATGTTTATCTAGTGCTTTCTGTTGTTTTTTTGCATTGCTGTTGGCTTTACTAGCACTAGATGAACCCATAATTCCACCAAAAACACTAGCGGCTGCACCGATTACTGCTCCCCATGGCATAATTATTTCCTCCTATAGAATCGTGGTGAATAAATACCTTCCCATGTCATCGACACCAACGATACAGGGTATGGAAAATTGCTTGTCACTTTAAGTTCAAAATTAGTATTACGTTGATGGATTGGTATGGTGAATTGATGTTCAGATGTTACAGGACTACTGTCTGCTAGATATGTACCAGCATCAGTTACATACTCTACATTCTTCCATTCATCAGAACCGCCAGCTTTTACTTTAAATAAAACTGGACCTGTTCTACCAACAGAAAATGTAACTCTTGATATAGTTAATGTAGCTGTATAATCTGATGTAGTAGCATCACGTTTATAATAAAATTTAGGCAGGGTTGCTTCAAAATCATAACCATAACCTATAACGATACCATCTGCATAACTTGTATAGTCACCTTGAACTTCAAAGTAACGGTAACCTGTACCGATTTCAGTACGTTCAGTAGCAGCTAAATAGAAACCAGCATCAGCATCAACAGCTGCAGGTAAGCCTACATCTGCTTCAGGTACACTAAGAAGCATGATAGCTTCCTTTTGTTGGAATGGTGTATAGGGTGTATAGATTTTAGTAACCTCATTGGTTGAATCATACACCACCGCATTGACCGATGAGTGCGGCTTGACGGGTCTTGTAGCCATGTCTAGGCATGTATTACCAGTGATGCTAGTAGCGCCTGTTACAGAGCTTCCTGAGGGGATCTCATCAAGAATGATTTCACCTATTGTGTATTCATCTTCATGTTGAGATACAATAACTACAGAGTCATTTATAATATCTGCAGTTTGAATAGTACCTGGTAATTGCCATTTAGTCCATGCTTGAAATAAATCTTTCTCACCATTATTATAATATCTATAAAGATATAGGTAAGATGTAGACCTATCAATTAACATGACTACAGAGTTCTGTGGACTAACAGTTAAGCCGTCTACAGTAGCAGGTATCCATTCAAGTACAATTTTACTGATGTCAACAACAAGTGGGCTTTGTTCTACATCACGTAGTTGCATAGTAAATAACTTACTATAACCTGGTACTCTATTAATAAAGGCGGATGTAATACCAACATCTACAGGTGCTATATCAGTTGCCATTTCATAGTTAGACAACGATCTGATAACAGCAGTAGTAGGAGTTAAAATACTAGCATCAGTTGAGTACACTTGAAACTGTTGTCGTGCACTAAACAACAATAGACCTTGTGGTGATGGTAAGACATCAGACAAAGTAACTGGTCTTACACTAGATACATTTAAATCAATAGGATCTGAATCAACTTGTGTTAAAGCAGATTTAATAAAGAAGTTAAAGGTATCGTTTGATACACCAAAAATTACATTATCTTGTGATAACAAACCGAATCTATTACTATAGAAGAAAGAGGCTTGAACAGGAAAGCCAATAAAAGATGGTAGAGGACTTGTTACGTCATCACCAGCTTCACGTGCTTTCCATGGAATAGGGTTAAATGCAAAAGTTAAAGTGCCTGTATTCTCAAGTTGATATGGCATTGTAGCTGCATCAAGACCTGGTGAAGAATCACGTGCAACAGTTTCTTTCCAGTAACCTCTACCTCTTGAACTATCATAAGCAATATACTTAAGATGATAATCATCATCAGCAGAATCAGTATTTAATACTCTTACAAAATGGTTATGAAATGATTCAGCAGGTAACTCTACAATATCATTTACATCATCTTGAAATGCTTGGATAGCAGTGTTACCAAAACCACCTTTTGCTGCAATACTAAATGTTACATCTGTACCTGATGTTGCACTATAATCAGTGACAACAGCATTTGTACCAGTAGTCCGTTTAATAACAAGACTATTTGTATAACCTTCAAGATACCATACACCATCAAAGTCTGCATTAGATGCAGCCTGTTGTGCTTCAATAGTTGCTTTAATAGCATCTACAAGATGGTGATTAGTATTAATACTACTACCATCATAAATCAACATGTCATCAAAAGTTGTACTGCTTTGAGCAGTAATTGTTGTGACAATATCTTGAATTGTTACTTCATAACTAGCAGCATCTATTACTGATACCAATCTAAGTGTAGCTACTGCACCAGACACAAAAGTACCTGCAGCTTGCATAGCAGTTGTAACAGTTTTATTTGATATTACTGTGACATCTTGTACACTACGGAAATGATAATCATTCTGTTTAGTACCAGTTAGATACGATGCACCGTTATTAGTAACTGTACACCACGTACCATCAGCCGCAGTCCATACATAAATGTTTGCATCTTTAATAGCACCAATGTAAGATCCAGCTGCATCACGTTCAATAAAGAACCAAGCAGCACCATCTAGTTCAGCCTTAGTAAATGCAGTACCATCAGCTTTCTTTAATACATTAGTATGTTTCATCCCTGGTCTTTTTAATAGACCATAGGTAGGATCAGGGTAACCGTTAACGCATTCAGTTACTTGTCCTAATAATTTTTTGTCATCATTTTGTCGTGAGACACCACCAAGAAAGTTTGGTATTAGCTGAGTTACTGCTGGCATTAGCGTTGTAAAGTATGGAACGGTTGAAAGCTTTTATAGAAATTACCACCTTTAGGACTACCAAAGAATGAGTAATCTCCTTGATTACATTCGTATTCTAAAGCTGTAGATTTAGCAAAAGCTTCTTTTTGTATTAGGATTTGATATTGATTAGGATCACCAATAATTCTACTAGACACAATTGCTGCAGCTCTTGCAATGATAAAGGCTTGAATAACAGTAGGGATACTAGGCCAATCAAAGTACCAAATAACATCTACGTATAAGGTAGCATCAGTCCAGGTAAATGAATGGGCAGTTTTATCGTAAAGTTTGCCTTCACGATTAATACTATCTCTATCTAAATTTTGTGTATAAGTTCTATTCAAATCCATATGAAGTATATTGTTAGCAATGATTACTTCATTAGATGAGTCAGGTGTAATTGGATAGTCTGATTCTTTATTAAAAGACCAGCCTTCTGATTGTATTTCACGAGACACTTCTCTTAGGGTGTTGAGTGCAATCGCAACGTCCGGGTTGGTTTGGGATTCAATTCTACTTGTAGCAATAGACTGTGTTAAGATCTGACTGGATACAGTCTGAGAAATATTAACAGTATAATTATATGTAACAGGGTCTGTAGCTGGGGATACTTCTACACCTGCAACGGCAATAGATGTACCAACAGTTACACCAGGTCCACCAATATAGGTGCCGACTGGAATGTTAGCTGTTGTAGTAGTTAGAGTGGTGCCGGAAATAGAACCAGTAAAGCTTGAAACTTCATTTAGTACGAAAGTTTCATCAGTTGTCAGTGTAGTGACAGGAGCCTGACCAACTGACGCCAGGATCTGATTAACAGCTTGTAGCTCAGTATTGGAGCCAGTAGTAGGGAAGGCCATAAATTGATAATGAGTATTATTCTCAATAAAGAATTAAAAAAAAGGAGCCTCCGAAGAGACTCCCA